AATGGCAACGGTAAATTACACAACCAGTGATTTTGCTGGTAATTATGCATATACATGGGCCGAAATCCCGAACGGTGATGATGGTCAACCGGCAATCCATCCGGGTACGGGTGATAGGTCGGTGCAGATTTTTGGCACATTCGGCACAGGTGGATCAGTCACATTGCAAGGCTCAAACAATGGCACAAATTGGGCAACTATGCACGACACAGGCGGAACGGATTTGACGTTTACAGCCGCAGGGCTTGAGGCAGTGCTTGAAAACACACAGTATATCCGCCCAATTGTAACGGCAGGTGATGGCACGACCGCAATCACTGTCATTCTTAACGTGAGGCGCTAACAATGAGCTTAAATCAATCAATCAAAGACCTGAAGGGCCAGGCTAAGACGTTCCGCGCCATACTCGAAGTGGCTGAAGCTGTCGAAGGCATTACCAGTATTGATAACGCAACGAACGAAGCGCAAGCAAGGCTTGATACCGCCAAGCGTGAACTGGCAGTGTTCGAGCAGGAATCAGAAGGCCGTCAAAAATCCGTCAATGATGCAATTGCCACTCTTGAAGATGAACTGAAGGCCAAACAAGCACAAGTTGATACCATCATCAGTGAGGCGAAAGAGGAAGCCTCGAAGATTCGCAGCACGGCTAGTAAGAGCGCAGCAACCAAGACCAAGAACGCACAGGATGAAGTATCTAAAGCGATTGAGGAACTTGGTCAGGTCAATGCGGCTATTGACGAGAAAGAGACTGAGCTGAAAGACCTTGAGGCCAAGATCGACAAAGCCAACAAGGAAATCGATAAACTGAAATCCAAAATGGGGTTTTAATCATGGCATGTAAAAAAGGTAAACACGGTAAAGGCAAAGGAAAGAAGTAATGCCGACAGGTAGGCCAACAATCTATACGCCTGAGTTGGCTGATTTAATATGTGAGCGTCTAGCTTGTGGTGAGTCGATGCGGTCTGTGTGCCGTGATGACTCAATGCCAGCTATGTCCAGTGTGTTTAAATGGCTACGCGAAAACAGCCACTTTTCGGAGCAATACGCAAAAGCTAAAGAAGAATCAGCAGATGCGCTAGTCGAAGATATGCTAGACATTGCTGATAACCAAGTGTCACAACCGGTATTACTTGAAGGACAGCCAGTGGTGATTAATGGTGAGGTCGTGAAGAGTATAGATGGCCCATCCGTACAACACGCAAAACTAAGGGTCGATACAAGGAAGTGGGCAGCGTCTAAGTTGAAGCCGAAGAAATACGGCGAAAAGATTCAGCAAGATCATAACATTAATGGGTTAGAAGCTTTGTTTTCGCAGATTACAGAATCGAGGAAACCGCCAAGTGAGCGCGGCACCTAAGATAATCGATCAGTTCTCAGACCAGTTATGGAGGTTGAATAATCTTTACTGGATTGTGAATAAACACGGCAAGCCGCAATTGTTTGTGATGAATAGTTCGCAAGAGCTTTTGTATAAGGAAATGTGGTATAGGAATGTGATTCTAAAAGCCCGGCAAAGGGGCTTCACGACATTTCTGGATATATTTGCGCTAGATAGTTGCTTGTTTAACCAAGATTACTCCGCCGGTATCATTGCCCACAACCTGGATGATGCGAAAAAGATATTCAGGACAAAGGTTAAATACCCTTACGAAAACTTGCCGGATCAATTACGGGGGTATATTCATCCAACAAATGATCGAGGGAATGAATATATCTTTAGCAATAATTCAAGCATATCGGTTAGCACGTCATACCGATCCGGCACATTGCAATTCTTGCATGTTTCAGAGTTTGGCAAGATAGCTGCAAAAAACCCAGAGAAGGCCACAGAAATCATTACTGGTGCGCTAGAAGCTGTTCCAATTGATGGAATCGCCGCGTTTGAATCAACAGCAGAGGGGAATGGTGGCCGCTTCTTTGATATGGTTCAACAAGCCAAGAACAATGACGAGGAAGGGAAGAAGCTTAACAATCTTGAGTTTAAGTTTATTTTCGAGCCTTGGTACAACAACAAGGAATATAGTTTAGATGCTGATGTTGTTATCACTGATGAAGAACACAAGTATTTTGACCAAATAGAAGCCAAACTTGGTATTGAATTCACATTAGAGCAAAAGAAGTGGTATGTCGCCAAGCAAGCCACTCTTGGTGATAAGATGAAGCGTGAATACCCTTCAACACCAGAAGAGGCTTTCGAGGTTGCTGTCGAGGGCGCGTATTATGCTGAACTGATGAGCAGGGCCAGGAAGGAGGGGCGGATAACAAAACTGCCAGTAGAGGACGCAGTGGATGTTCATACCTTCTGGGATTTAGGAAGAAACGATAAAAACTCCATTTGGTTTATGCAGCAACTAGGGAAGGAATACAGATTTATTGATTACTATGAAAACAGTGGTGAGGGTTTATCCCATTACGCCAATGTGTTAAAGCAGCGCAAGGCTAAATATGGTTATGTTTATGGAAAGCATTATTTACCTCATGACGTAAAAGTGACTGACCTGTCCTCTTTAGATAATAGGTCTAGAAAGCAAATATTAGAGGATGCAGGGGTTAAACCAATAGTGACTATTGAGCGCATCACTGATGTGAATGAAGGCATTGAATTGGTTCGCGGAATATTGCCTTATTGTTATTTCGATAAGGAAAGGTGCGCAGACGGTATTAAGTGTCTGGATAACTACAAACACAAATGGGATGAAAAGAACGCCGTGTTTTTATCATACCCTCTCCACGATTGGGCAAGTAACGGCGCTGATGCGTTCCGACAGTTTGCGCAAAGTGATTTGAGAAAGAAAGAAATGAAACCAATTAATTACCCTCAGGTGCATGTCGTATGATGACCGATCCAGAATTGAACACAGAACTAGACCGGTTATCGATTGATGCGACTGGTAATAACTCCACGTTTATCAACGAGAATAACGAGCTTTTAGATCGATACGAAGGGAACCCGTATGGTGATGAAACACCGGAACGCTCAAAGGTTATCTCAAATGATTGCATGGACGTTGTTGAGTCGGATATGCCAGCACTGGCCCGTGTGTTCCTTGGGTCGGGTGAGATTATAAAGTTCAAACCGAACAAGAAATCAGACGAGGCAGACGCTAAAGAGGCGCGAGACAAGACTAAGTATGTTGATTGGCAAGTTCGCCACCAGCCTTGGTCATTCCCTGTTTTACATGGGTTCATCAAGAATGCGCTAATCCTGAAATCATCTGTTGTTAAATACTTCATCGAAGAAACAACCGAGGTTGAAGAACACAAGAAAACCGGGCTATCTGATGTTGAGCTAGCAGAGTATGAATCCTCATTAGAAGGTGAGGACGTACAATCTATTGATATTGTCCGTGAAGAGGAGAACGACGAGGGCGAGAACTCTATCGTATTCAAGGTTGAGCGCACGAAAAAGACGGTAAAGATTGTCAATGTGCCATTGGAGAACTTCAGGCTATCGAAGAACGCTGAAAGTAAATACGACGCTGAATTGATTGGTGATGTATGCCTAATGACTCGCGGGGAACTGTTGGCAAAAGGATTTAAGCGCGAACAGATCAACGACTTGGTAAGAGTGGATAGAATCCCTGATACCGGACGCATGGAGGATATTCGTAACGCGGCTGAAGGTGGTGAAAAGACAGATGGTGATTCGCCAGCATGGGCGGCTGAAACTGTCTATATCGAAGATTTGTACGTCATGGTGGATTATGACGATGATGGAATCATGGAGCGCCGCCATATCATGCGGGGCTATCCGCAAGTTATCCTATTGAATGAAGTCTTTAATCATGAGCCTTACGCGCTTATGTCTGCCGTTCTCATGCCACATAAAGCCATAGGCAAGAGTCGGGTTGAGCTTGTAGCGACAACAGCACGCGCCAAGACAGCCTTGCTTCGTGGTATTCAGGACAATATCTATGCGGTTAATGGGCCGCGTATGGCTGCGAATGAACTGGTTGAACTTGATGATTTGTTAACAATCCGCTCGAATGGCGTAATCAGGACAGCAGGCGAAACCCCGCCAGGTAATAACCTAATGCCTGTGCAAATCCCTTATATTGGGGATAAGTCGCTGCAAGTTATTCAATACTGGGATCAGGCTAAAGCGCAAACCACAGGCTCTATGATGGCCTCACAAGGGCTTGACGCTGACCAGTTAGGCAAGGAGACCGCTACGCGCTTTGAAGGCGTAGAGGATATATCAGAGGCCAAGATAGAGCTTGTTGCTAGAGTCATGGCTGAGACAGGATTCAGACAGTTATATGAAGGCGTGGCATGGCTTGATGCGAACTATCAAGACACTGAGACCGAGATTGAAGTGCTGGGCGAAGAACTGACTGTTAACCCGGCTGACTGGAAGTATAACCACGGGATTAATTCAAAGGTCGGTCTAGGTGCTGGTGATGACAAGCATTTAAGCATGACCATGACAGGCTTGTGGACTATCCACCAACAGTTACAGGCTGTTAACTCGCCTATGACGGATGAGCGCAAGCGGTTTAATGTGCTTAAAGATTTGGTTCGCGCTACTGGATTACCGGAAGAAGAGGAATATTTCAATAATCCTGACAAGCCGGAACAGTTAACCCTTGCAGAGAATGAAATCCTGCAAAAGATGGTACAGCAAATGCAGATGCAACTGCAGCAGATGGGGAATCCATTGGCAGAGGCTGAGACTATCAAGCAACAAGCGAACCTGGTTAAAGCACAGGCAGACGCACAAATCCAAATGCAGAAACTTGCAGAGGATCAGCGGCAATTCAACCTTCAGACAGCGCAGAAGCAAGACCAATTCCAGAAGGATTTAGCGGCGAAGTTGGCTGAACTCGAAATGAAATACCAACAGGAAGTGCCACAAGTTGAGATGGAATTTGATCCTATCACCGGACTCGTTGAGCGCGTTAATGGAAATCAATCTCAAGGTTAAAGGTATCGACGAGGGGTTAGTGACTAGCCCTGAGCGATTTGAATCTGATGTTGCACAACTGCGCAACCGTTACAAGCCATTGATAGAGAGGGGCCGGAAGCTTGACGCTGAAATCAAAGCCCGGAAAGACAAGTTTGGCCGCTATGCTGTCGGTGGTGAGGTTGGGCTTAGAGATATATTAGACCAGATTGATTTTGGTGAAGGCCCGACCGATGAGCAGTTAACCGAGTTCGGCCAGGACATATTGCCGATATGGGGCGATCT